GACCTGGTGACGAGTAAGTACTTCCTGCCCGCGCTGGAGGCTGTAGCTGAGCGGTACGCGGCGAGGGAGCCTGTGGCGTTGAAGGTGGCGGCATGAGCACTCTGACGGTCGATACGTTCACTAAGTGTCTCGATGAGCCTGAGATCCGAGTACCGCGGGTTGGGTACGCGATTCAGGGGGACGCGCTCTACCGGGATGGTCGGCGGCTTGGCTGGTGGCGTTCGATAACCGATCTGGCCGAGCCAGTGTTTGTGGGCTGGTCGGGCGCACAGAGAGCGGTGCGCGGTCCACGCGGCCCCTACGAGATTGTGTACGAGGCTCTGCGGCATGAGGGTTGAATTGCGCTGGTTCCATCTCCTCGCCAACGACCCCGGTGGTCCCGCGCATGGCAGGGTTCTTCTCCGCATTCCTTACCCGGTCGTGAGGTTCGGGCGATGAGGGTTGGGTGGCTAGCCGACGAGCACGACCCGCCGGGCGGTGCCGAGCTCACGCAGGCTGAGTTCCAGGCCGCGGCGCCCGAAGGGGTTGAGATTGTCGACTTCGCGCCCGGCAAGCAGCTTGACCAAGGCATCGATAGATGGGTCGTCCACAACTGCCGCACCTACAGCGAGATGCCGCACTGGGGTCGCGTGTTCCGCTATCTCCACGACATGCGCGGCGACTACGAGCACGACCAAGATCTGATCTGTTGCTCGCCCCTGCAGGCAGAGGCACTTGGCCTCCACAACGCATGGGTCCCGCCACCGATCGACCTCTCCGCCTTCCGTCCGACCCGCCAACAGCGGCGAAACGACGAGCGCAAAGGAACCTGCTGCGTCGGGGCCTTCATGAACCCGGGCAAGGGAGGCCATCTGGTCGCAGAGTGGGCGGCGAAGAACGAGCCGGTCGACGTCTGGGGCTTTGGCCCCTACATGCCGAGGGGCGACTACATCGCGGACTGTGGGGACGTCGACCCGGTCAAGCTGCCTCAGTTGCTGTGGAACTACGAGAGGTTTGTCTTCCTCCCGACCGCTCTCGAGCCCTTCGGCCGTTGTGTCGTCGAGGCGTGGGCGGCCGGCTGCGAGATCATCACGAACAACCTCGTCGGTGCTCGCTACTGGATCGAGGAGGCTCCGGAGAAGCTGGAGACGGCTTCGGAGGACTTCTGGACCCTCGTTCTGGGGGCAGGCTCATGAGCTATTTCGGCTGCACCTGTGGCGCATGTGACGGTGAGCCACATTGCCACACCGCAGGCGATGCGCCGGTCGATACTCCGAGGACCCAGGGCCGCGGTCGCTGCGTCTACGGGGGGATCGGCTGCAACGTCGATCACGATGCAATAGCCCGTCAGAATTCTGACACCGAGGCCAAGGTCGACCACCTTCTTCGGAGGGTTGGATGAGCCGCCACCTGATCACCGGAGGGGCCGGCTTCATCGGTGCGGCCCTGGCTCACCGCCTCGTGGCAGATGGCCATGAGGTCACGGTCCTGGATCGCTTCTCCCGCGGCAAGGCTGCTCGTCTCCCCGGCGGCGTCAGGATCGTCAAGGGCGACATCCGCAACAAGGACTCGGTGTGGCAGGCGGCCAAGGACGCCGACTCGATCTGGCACCTCGCCTACGTCCAGGGTACGCAGACCTTTTACTCCGATCCCAAGGACGTCATTTCGGTCGCTCTCGGTGGGATCACCAATCTTCTCAGCGTGGTCGAGCAGCAGGCGACCACGCCCGACCTCTTCCTGATCTCCTCGTCCGAGGTCTACCAGAACCCGCCCGAAGGAATGTTCCCTACGGACGAGACGGTGCCACTCTCGGTGCCGGACGTGACCAACCCGCGGTACTCGTATGGTGGCGGGAAGATCGCGTGCGAGTTGGCGACTCTGGCTTACGCGGAGTTGCTGAACCGAGCAGTCATTCTCCGGCCGCACAACATTTACGGGCCCGACATGGGATACGAGCACGTCATCCCCGAGTTTGCGGTTCGGATGATGGAGTTGGTAGATGAGGGCGGGAGCAAGTTCCCCATTCAGGGCTCTGGTGAGGAGACGCGGTCCTTCTGCTTCGTCGATGACTGCATCGACGCCTTCATGGTCGCCTACGAGAAGGGCGAGGATCGGAACGTCTACCACGTCGGGAACCCTGGAGAGGAGCGGGCCATCCGGGACCTGGCACTTGATATTGCCGACTGGTTCGGCCACGAAATAGGCATCGTCCCCGGTCAACTTCCCAAGGGGTCGCCTACTCGCCGGCTCCCCGACATCAGCAAGCTCAAGGCGCTCGGCTACCAGCCGAAGGTCTCGCTCCACGAGGGTCTGGACCCAACGCTGGATTGGTACGAGAGGGCGGCGGCATGAGCGCCCGTACGGTCGATGCCTGCGGACTCTGCGGCGGCGACAACCTGCGAACGATCCTCTCGCTCGGAGAAAGCCCGCCCACCTGTGCGATGACCCGGGTGGGGGAGACCCCGACCGAGGAGTCCTATCCGCTCGAGCTTCTCCGATGTCAGGAGTGCGGCTTGGTCCAACTCTCGGTTGTGGTTGACCCCGGGACCGTCTTTCCGCCCGACTATCCGTATTCGTCCGGTAACTCAAAAGCGCTCCGCGACGACTTTGCTGATCTAGCTGCCCACGCCAAACAATGGGCGGGCGGACTTGGCAAGGATGACCTGGTCGTCGATATCGGCGCCAACGACGGGACCCTGCTGAGCAACTTCACCTGCCGGACCGTTGGAGTCGAGCCGACCAGGCAGGCCGCCGGGATCCAGGGACCGGCCTACGAAGAGTTCTTTACCGAGGAACTGGCGAGGCAGATCCGCGATGAGCATGGCCCGGCCAAGGTCGTCACCGCCTGCAACGTGCTCGCCCATGTCATGGATGTCCACGACGTGATGCGCGGCATCTCCCATCTGCTTGCCGATGACGGAGTCCTGATCGCCGAGAATCATGACTTTGCCTCCGTGGCGAACGGCCAATGGGACACCGTCTACCACGAGCACCTTCGCTTCTATGACTACCTGAGCTTTCACCGGCTTGTCACGATGCATGGCTTCGACCTCGACCGAGTCGCCAACATCCCAACCCACGGCGGCTCCTTCCGGGCGTTCTCATTGAAGGTCGAACCGGACCCAACTGCCTCCATCCGCCCTAGGTACAACCTCGACAAGCTGGCCCGCGACGCCGTTGCATCCCGCCTAGCGATTCAGGCCGCGACCGAGGACGGCATCTGGGGCATCGGAGCTACCGCCCGCGCGACCACGATCATCAACTACTGCGGCCTCGATGTCGAGGATGTGGAATGCGTCTGTGAGGTGGAGGGGTCCGACAAGATCGACCGCTACATCCCCGGAACCCGCATTCCGGTCATCAACGAGGACGCGCTGTTCGAACAGCAGCCGGCGAAGGTCATCCTCTTCTCCTGGCATCTCGCCGACTCGATCGTTCCGAAGCTACGCGAGCGCGGATACGAGGGCGAGATCATCGTCCCGCTTCCTGAGGTCCGGAGCCTCTGATGGCTGACACCTTCGTGGACGAGCGCGGCGAGATCCGCGACCTGACCGGTGCGCTCGATGCGGTGACCCAGATCTACACCGTCAAGGGCGCAGTCCGGGGAAACCATTTCCACAAGCAAACCCGACAGATCACCTACGTCGTCACCGGCTCGCTGCTGATCGTGGACGGCGAGAGCTCGCAGAAGATCGGTCCGCTTGGGATGGTGACCCACGAACCTGGAGTTCCGCACGCCTGGGAAGCGCTGGAGGACAGCTACTGCCTCGTCTTCACCCGCGGTCCTCGCGCCGGTAAGAACTACGAGGCGGACACCTATCGGCTCAAGGAGCCGCTGCTATGAGGGTCGGGATAGTCGGACTCGGGGTGATCGGTACCGCCCAGGCAGAGATGTTCGCGGAGCACGACCTCGTCACCTATGACCCGGCGGTAAGCGACACCTACCCAGCCGAGGGCCTGGCGGATTGCGACTTCATCATCGTCTGCGTCGGCACGCCCCAAGGCGCCGACGGCCACGCCGAGCTGTCCTTTGTCGAAGCCGCCGCCGCGGCGCTCCCGGAAGGTGTGCCGGTGATGCTCCGCTCCACGGTCCCGCCCGGGACCACCGACCGCCTCTTCGCCGATACGGGTCGTCTCTACTGCCACGCCCCCGAGTTCATGGGAGAGAACGTCCTCCATTCTTGGCAGCGACCAGAGGACGTCCCCTACATGATCATCGGCGGGGATCCTGAGTCGACCGTCTTCTTCCGCGATCGCCTGACGCGTGTCTTCCCCGGTCAGATCACGACCTGTACGGCCCTGGAGTCCGAGCTCGCCAAGTACGCAGCGAATCGCGACTGGGCGGCGCGGGTGACCTTCGTGAACGAGTTCGCGCTGATTTGTGGCCAGTTCGGCGCGGACTACGAGAACGTCAGGGCTGCGTGGCTCAGCGATCCGCGCATGGGGAGCGTCTATACCCAACGCGCCGGCTACCCGCCAGGATTCGACGGCCGCTGCTGGCCGAAGGATCTCGCAGCGCTGATCGCCGCGAGCACGGACGCCGGTTACGAGCCTGGCTTCCTCCGGGCGATCGGTGACGCGAACGAGAGGTTCCGGGCGTGACGCCGACCTGGGATCTCCTGATCGCGTCCATCCCGCATCGCGATCAGATGCTCGCCGACCTGCTGGCCGAGCTCGGCAGACAGCTTGAACCCGGCGTCGGTGTGATCGTCTGCCGCGATAATCTGGACCTCCAGTACGGCGACAAGTGCCAGAAGCTGCTGGACGCTTCCACGGCGGAGTACGTCTCGTTCCTGGACGACGACGACTGGATCGTCGAAGACTTCGTAGAGGTGATCCGGGAGGCGCTCGACCAGCGCCCGGACTACGTCGGCTTCAACGTCGACTTTACCGAGGACGGGGTTAAGCAGATGCCGGTCTGCCATTCGCTTCAGCACTCCGGGTGGATCGATTCGCCGGAGGCGCTGTATCGAGACATCGTCCACTTCAATCCGATCCGCCGTGACCTCGCAGTTCAGGCGGGGTGGAGTGGTGGCTGTGGCGCGGATCGGCGTTGGGCTGATGGCCTCCGTGCGCTCGGGTGTGTGAAGACCGAGGTCTACATCGACCGGGAGCTCCACCACTATCGGCATGTCGGCGGCTCCTTCACGGTCCCGCCGCGCCTGGCGGAGTGCCCGCCCCGGCCCGACGGCTTCCCCTTCGTCACATGGCTGACCTAGCACTGCTCCTCCCATCCAGGGGAAGGCCGCAAAACATCGCGCGTTTGATCGACGCGATGGCGCTGACCTGTCTGGCCGACACCGAACTGATCGTCGGCGTCGACCTCGACGACCCCACCCTTCCGGACTACGGGTTCGACCGCGGGCGAGTCCGCATCGTCCATCGGCCGCGAATGCCCCTCGTCGCCTGGCTCAACTTCCTGGCGTCTGAGTGCGGCGCCCCGCGCATAGGTCATATCGGCGACGACAACGTCCCGCGCACCGAGGGCTGGGATCTTGGGATCATCGAGAGCCTCGACCGCCAGGGGGGGGAGATCGGCTTCTGCTTCGGAGACGACCTGGACCCCGGCCGCGCGCCCGGTTCGCTCTCGATCCACATCTTTATGACCGCGGAGGTCATCCGCCGGTTGGGCTACATGGGTCCGCCCCAGATCCAGCACATGTACGTCGACCCGATCTGGTTCGCGTGGGGACAAGCCACGAACATCGAGTTCCTGCCCGACGTCGTCCTCGAGCACCTGCACTACACGCTCGGGAAAGCGTCCACCGACGAGTCCTACCAGCGGTCGACCGGTCTCATCCCGGCGGACCTCCAGCACTATCACGACTACTGCGCCAACCAGTTGAACGCCGACATCGAAAAGCTCGGTGGCACTCCCTTCACGGCGGAGGCGCTCGCCGAGTTCAACCGCAAGCTGAACATCCCCGCATGATCTCGATCCTCCTGGCCACCACCGGCCGCCCGGACATGGCCGAGGCCACCGTAGAAGGCATCATCGCCACGACCGCCGGCCGCGACATCGAGGTGGTCACGGCAGTCGATGCGGACGAGGAGACTCTCGGGCGATTCCTTAGGCTGGACTGGCAGCACGTCAGATGGGAACTGACCGACTCAGACGAGCTGCGGGGTTGCTCCCGGGCATGGAACGACGCTCTCGCAGCCTCCACCGGCGACCCCGTCGTACTCGCCGCCGATGACCTTTACTTTGAGCCGGGTTGGCTCGATGCAGCACTCGCCAAGCTGGAGGAGTTCCCCGAAGGCTGGGGGATGGTCGGCTTCAATGATGGCCACTGGGGACCTGAGCTCTCGACGCACTACCTGATGTCCCGGCGCTTCGTCATCGAGGTTCTGGGCGGAGTGGTGGCCTGGGATTGCTACGGCCATTCCTTCAACGACACTGAGACGAATGAGCGGGCGCGCAGGGCCGACCGATACGCGTGGGCCGAGGACGCCCACGTCCGCCACGCCCATTGGCTCTTTGGCGATCGAGACCAGGATGAGACCGACACCCGTGGACTCGTCCGCCATGCGGCATCCCAGGCGACCTTCGACCGCCGTTCAGCGGAAGGCTTCCCCGACGACCAGGAGGCGGTGATCGTGAAATGAACCTGCTCGACAAAGCCGAGGTCGAAGCGATGCGCGCCACGGCTGCGGAAGCTCTTGACACCACGGCCGTCATCGAAACCTCAGCTGAAGTCTCTGACGGTGGCGGGGGAGAGATCACGACTTGGACGCCGGCGGGGACGGTCAGCTGTCGAGTCGCTCCGGTCCTGCGCGGCCAAGGCGAGGAAATCGCCGGAGATCGACTGACCGACATCACGGAAGTGGTGTTGACCTTCCCCGGAGACACGGAGATCGACCACAACGCCCGCGTGGCTGTCGATGACAAGACCTTCACGGTGCTCGAGGTCCGCGAGCGCTCACAGGAGATCACCAGGCGGGTCAAAGCGAAGGTGGTGGAATGACCGGAAGCAAATCCATACTCGAGTCGCGCATCCCGGAGATAGTCGCCGAGCTTCCAGCGAAACTTGACGCCGTCGCCGAGGCTGGCGCCGAGTTGATTTCGGCCACCGCGCAGGAGAAGGTCCAAGTCAGCCCTGGCGACGGCCCTCACCTGAGGGACCGCATCCACACGGAAAAGGTCAAGACCGGCACGCATGCCGTCATAGCCGGTGATGGGGAGACGTGGTACGGCATGCTCCTGGAGCATGGCACCAGCCATTCCGCGCCTCATCCTTTCCTCGTCCCGGCTCTTGAGGAGGACAAACCCGAGGTAGTCGCGCTGGCAGAGGCGGCGGTCCGGACGCTCGCGTGAATCTCGCCGTCCGCAAGGGACTCTTCAACGCGTTGACAGGCTCCTCCAGCCTCAAAGCGCTCGTCGGGGACCGTATCTACTTCGAGCAGGCGCCAGGAGGTGCGGCGCTCCCCTACGTGATCTTTAGCAAGGTGCCTAGCGGTGCCAAGATCCGCTCCCTTAAAAAGGGCGCAACGATCAAGCGAGACATCTGGCTCGTCAAGGGCGTCGACCGCAATTCGTCCGCGAACGTCGCCGACGAAATCGCCGACGCGATCGACGCGCTGCTCGATGAAGAAACCTTCGTCGTCTCCGGACACACCGTGCTCGATGTCCATCTTTACAGCGATGTCTCCTATCCCGAGCCGGACGGAGACCAGCTGTATAGGCATTCGGGCGGCAACTACGCCTGTGTCCTGATCTAGAGCCTTACCTAGCCACCACAGCCACCACCGCGGGAGGCGCGTTCGCGTCTACCGACCCCCGAGCGCTCTCGCGCTTCCCTGTAACTCGACTCCAAAGGGAGTGTGGCTTCAATGGCCAAGGAAGTAATCAAAGCCGGAAAACTGACCGTCGGTGGAGTTGACCTCACCGACCACGTCACCCAGGTGACGATGGAAGACAACGCCGACGAAGTCGAGACCACCAGTCTCGCCGGGACGGGCTATCGCACGTTCATGCAGGGCCTGAAAGTCGCGAAAATCACCCCGACCTTTCAGAGCGACCATGCGGCTGCCTCGGTACAGGCGACGCTCCAGCCGATCTACGACAACGCCGGTACCACCGCCATCAAAGTCTGGCCGTCTGCCGCAGGCACGGTGGTCTACACCATCGAACCCGCCCAGATCTTCCAGAAACCCCTTTGGGGTGGCGGGATCGGGGACCTGGCGACCACCGACGTGACGTTCACCGCCGCCGGGACGACCGGCGTGACCCGCGGGACCGCCTGAGCGACCCCACCTGAAGTACCCCTCGCCCACATCGGGCGAGGGGAAGCCACCGGCCACCGAGCCACCGAATAGAAAGGAAGTACCCCGATGACGATCGTCGATCGCAGCCAACTCCTGCAGGGGAGCAATCTCAAGGAGCGCACCGTGTTCATCAAAGGGCTCGGCGGCGAGGTTGTCGTCAAGCCGCTCGGAGCACTGTTTGCGACCGAGGCACAGTCGAAAGCGACCGAGTTCGCGGAAGTCAACGGCGAGCAGATCTTTCGGAGGAATGCGGGCAAGTTGATCACCCTGCAGATCCTTCATGGACTCGTCGATCCCAAACTCAACTCGGAGTTGGAGGCGGAACAGTTCCTGAAGAACTGGGACGAAGACGTCGTCGAGGAAATCATCAGCGCGATCGTCGAGGTCTCCGAGGTAAGCGAGGAGGCAATCTCCACGACGGAGGCTGAATTTCCGAAGGATAAGGCTCCAGCGGGAACTGACGAGCCCGACGTCGCCGATGGAGCCGAGCCCGGACCCGGTGGCCCGGGCGATAGCCAGGGTTGATCTCCTCTTCCTCGGAGAACTGGCGCTAGAGCTGCATATGCCGGTCGGAAAGATGCTCGAGCAGATGGATCTCCATGAGCTCGTCTCTTTCTGGCCGGCATTTTTTCGGGATCGGCACGAACAAGAAGTAAAGCGGCGGCAGTCGGAAGAAAACGCCCGCCGTAGCTACTGACCCATCCGGCAGAGGAGTCCCGTGTCCACTGGTGCTGCCGCGACGATCCGCGTCATCGTTGACGCGAACACTGGCGCCGCAGAACGCAAACTGAGCAAGTTCGAGCAGCGGCTTTCCCGTGCCCAGTCCGGTGCGGGAAAGTTTGCGCACGGCGTCGACCTGGCCGGTCTGGCCGTGGCCGGGCTGGCTACCTACGGGCTTGCAAAGGCGATCGAGGCCGGGACCAAATTCGAACGTCAGTTGTCAACCCTCGGCGCCGTCTCCCATGCCTCCGCCGGGCAGATGAAGCGGCTCGAAAACCAGTCGCTGAAACTCGGCGAATCCACGATCTTCACTGCCAGGCAGGTCGCTGAAGCGCAGACCGAACTTGCCAAGGGTGGGCTCACGGCGAAACAGATCCTCGGCGGGGGGACGAAATCGGCGCTTGCGCTTGCGGCGGCCGGGCAGATGGAACTCGCAGAAGCGGCTGAAACCACCGTCAACGCGATGAAGCTGTTCGGCATCCAGGCGAAGGACTCCGAATCCATTGCAGATGGATTCGCCACCGCCGCCAACAGGACCACCGGGGATGTATCCGACTTCGCCGAGGCGATGAAGCAGGGCGGCGCCGTGGCCAAACTCGCAGGCTTCAGCTTCAACAACACCCTTGCCGTCCTTGAGTCCCTGGCAGAAGCCGGGGTCAAGGGGTCCGATGCAGGCACCTCGCTGAAAACTTCGCTCAGCCAGCTGATCAAGCCGTCGACCAAGCAGGCGAGCCTGATGAAGGAACTCGGCTTCCACACGGAAACGGCGAACGGCGAACTGAAAAAGGGTGCGGGCCTGTCGAAAGAATTGATCCGCGTCACCGACGGGATGACGAAAGCCGAACGGGCGCACGTCTTCGCGGTTCTCGGCGGGACCGATGGCATCCGGACCTTGAACGCCCTCTATGACGAGGGCCCGGCCAAAATTCGCAAGCTGGAACAGGCCAACAAGAAACAGGGACCCGCCCAGGAAGTCGCCGCCAAACAGACGCAGAATTTCCAGGGCGAACTCGAACAGCT